CGATGGACTCAGGGCTGGGTTTGTTCCGCGGGTGCGGAATGTTTGTAAACAACGAAGGGCATAGCTCAAGGGCTTAGATCAGTACGGATTGGACCCCGTCTGACATTGACCACTTGGGTTGAGCTTCGCAGTACGGCACACACCAATTGTCTGTATGTGCGGTTGTTTTGGCTAATGTCATCGCTTGTCGCGATATAACATCAAACCTTCTGCCTGATTGATCACCTTGCCAAGAGTACTTATCCTTGACAAAGGGCCTAAGGTTATGCATCAATTTTCGAAACTGGTAAGCTCCGTTAACTGATTTTGGTACAGGAGTCTTTACTACTCTCACATGTTCAATAGCAAACAGTTCAGTTGAATACTTGGTTCCCAACGTGCCAAAAGGCTCGCACGCATGGCGATAGGTATCAAAATCCTCGTTTGACCGAGGGCCTATCACGTCAGCATACGTTGTTGGAATCCATTTAAGCATCAGCTTAGCTGTGTTACTCTGACCAAGTGAGATACCAAACCTTGTTTCAAGGTTTCGTTGTAGGCGATTGTAATCAGCCCACAGCTCCTTAACATCCTTAGGGAGGCCGTCAATATAAACAGGCCTCACATTGTATCCTTTGAACCAATCCATACCGCAACTTTCGCGGCAAGCTCCTGTAAAAAAACTCTTTTCGTTGTTTAGTCTGAATCCCGATTTATACAAAAGGGTAGTCAGATTAGATGCATGCTGTGGCTTGACAATCAAGTCATCACCATAACATGCAAAATCACGAAAAGCCGGAGCTGATGGACCTACGTTCATCTTCGTTGCCGCATATGTTATCGCGGCGAAGATTAGGGATTCTAACGCAAAGGTAAACCCGTTCCCCATGGAGGACATCTTTTCATAAGAAATGACATCATCGCCTAACACACCTTCCGGTGAGCGAAGTCTCATAAGGTAGGAAAACCATTCATCTGGCAGCAAAAGCCAACATATCCAAATAGATATGGTGTCTGACGCAGCCTTAAGATCTAAAGTGCAATAATTCTCACAAATAGACCCGATTCTCGCCAACTCCTGATTTTTCGATTGGTCGTCTAGATCCACACCATAGCGTTTTAACTGCTTACGTATGTGACCGTCGACACCCAACTGAAGCATCAGATTAAGAGAAGGTTCGATTGCGATAGTACGCTTCGTTAAAGCGTTCTTTTCGACAAAAGTAATACGATTACCGGGAACAACCTTAATAAACTTTGACCAGAATTCTTCTTCATTGAGGATACCTGGAGTCTCATCATTAATGAGTACCCCATAATTGATATCATCGACAGCATTTTTCTTGCTGTTACACATTGTATATCCGCGATTAAGCGAGTTATACGTGCAGAGAAGATCGAACCATCGTTCATCTTGTTTGATCATGGTAATGGCCAACCCCTTTGCATCCTCTGTACAGGAGTACGGAAATTCCGAGTACTTGAAAAAGCTACTGGTTTTCCCATCTTCTGTGCACAAATTAGCACCGGGTCCATGCCTTGCCTTGTCCATCAATACTTGGGAATCGGGTACCGTTTTACCGATAACCTTTTCAATGTAATGTCGAGCATATGAGAACGCTGCGACATCAAAATCCAACATTTCATCAAGGGGTTTACCATTATGGTTAACCTTTTTACAAAGCGCTTCTGCAGCAAAGAATTTCTCTTTTGCAACAGACTCGCGCTCCGCCTCAGATGTGTTGAACTGATATTTCTTCAGTATTGAGCTGAGCAGATATCTGGCCCGCACCGCGGGCAGAGTATCACTTGGGACTATACTCTGTAAGCCCCAATCCTTAGACAACGATAGATAGGCTGAAAAATCACGTTTTCTTGTGATTGTATCCAGCTGTCTGTTCTCGCCGTCAGTAAGGTACCCTGACAGGTCTTTCCGCAAACTATCCAAAACTTTCCAAGGATATACCTCAGGTAGCTTTACAATAGCGTTTTCTAACGCCTTGTTGGACAATTTACGTGACGAATGCACATTCACACGCGAAGACCGCGAAGGTTTCCCAACCTTCCGGCCCTTTTTAACGCGTGTTGCAGTGCCCCTTGAGTTCTTCAACTTATGTTCCATAAGTGTTGTACTCCTTTATTAGGGATATTTAGTTACGAAGTTCGCTGATTCAAAATCAGTTGATCCATAACTTCATCGTCCATCAGCAATGCTGCTTGTTTCATGCGCTCCGCTTTTACAAGCACGGGATCAGCGCCAGCAGGAATACTGGATTTCGTCTCGAAAATGATAGGACGCGTATAATTAGCGACCCCATCTGCTCCAGGAACTTGACAATCGCGAGTGGTTTTAACCGTCGCTTTGCTGGTTCCCAGGATGTTTCCGGACGGCTTCGGAGCCGAAGCGTAAAGTCCAAGGACTTCACGGTTAAGCGGTGTCGAAGCGTTGGTGGTCCAGACGGACCGCCCGTTGTGCGTTTCCTGTCTCTCAAAAGATTTAGAAACAGTCGCAGTAGTGCCATCATCATTGTCTTCATTTACATCCAAGTTAATAGGATTAGGTTGGGACATGGTAAAACTCCTTTTTAGGGTTACTTCAATACTAGTCGTCCGTGGCGATTTATTCGCATACCATCAGAGCGGATTGCTTTCATGATATTTCGGCCGATAATAGAGAGATCGATACACTTAGCCCAGTTAAGGTTAAGCTTAAATCGTGGTAAATAGGACGCCCGCGTCTGCGGAGTGCGGATAACAGTTGAACTCGATTTCACCCAAGGAACATCCATACTTAAAGAGCCTGACGTTGTAACATCAGGGTTTTTCGTACAGTTTGTAATCTGGGCTACTTTCATAGTTCTAATAAGATCTGTTGTCTCGACCGTCCAAGCGCCAAGGGTTGTTAAAGCGGCGTCAGGTTCGTGTGCAGCAATAAGGTCTCCTACGTTAAAGAACCAATCTATCACGAATGATAGGGTGGCGAGATCGTAAATGGCGGAGAGTGGGCGGTTAACACCGAACAACTCAAGTACACCAGCTCGATCTACTTTCGAAAGGACACCTGCGCGACACGAATACGTCAGCTCCAAACTACGATTCACAGGGAGATCGTAATTTCCCAAAAGATTGACATGCACATCGGATTCATTGTAAGAAAAACTTTGAAATCCTCGCGATGTGAGCCGACTACCTACTTCGGTAGTATCTTTCAGAGCATCTATTATCTGTAACATATCAAAGATAATAGGTCTAATGCCATAACGTACTTCCATCCAGAAATCGGCCAATTCAGAAGGTTTCAATTCCTTCCTAAGGGCTTTAAACTGTTTGTTTTTAACTGCTTTAATAATACGAAGCAATCTTTGAAATACGTCAATAACGCCGGTGACTGTTTCCTTACCTTCCCCAATTGTTACAAGGGCGGAGGCTTTGGCAACAGTACTACCAGCGAAAGCACTAGTTAGTGCGATGTTACGACGATCATCAAGCTCATCCAATACACCGGATGGTATTTCAAGGAACGGGAAATAAATATCCCAACCTTGTCCTACTGTGCCACTGTAAACCGAATAACTGGTTGTCGGTGGCGACTTGTTGATACCAGCATTGAAGGTAATGTCAATGTCCATAGGAGCACGTTCTTCGCTCTCATAGTACTTTGTCATGGGATTAAAAAATACCTCCCCCTTCTTACTACGCGCATGAAAATTATCCACCTCGACATCAGTCATGGTGTGATAACCACTACTTGTCCTCACCGTATCCGAATAATCGGTTTGGGTGGGGCCTGGGTAGTTCATACGTGTCATAGCTGTGTTCTCATCGACTTGGGGTAGAACTGATGTTCTAGTTCTTTCCATCTGATTCTCTCCTCTTATCGAGGCTGAGAAACAGTCACGGTACATGTCTTGCCTCGGTAATGACATGCCCCGCTTGCCTCCTATCAAGAGTCTTCTCTCATAGGTGACATAAAGATCCACATAGTAATTATACTACTGCTGCC